CTTGACTGTTACTTCAGCTATTGACTTAGATACTTTAGCTTCTGATGTATCTACTAACAATTCTAAGAACTCATATCCAACTGGTGACGCTACTAAGGTAGGTCATTTAACAGTTACTGCAGCTACAGACTTAGATACGATGAGAGGTGATGTATCTAATAACAATGCTAAGACTGGTATAACTACAGCTCAAGCTAACGAAATTACTGCAAACACTTCTAAAGTATCTTTAACTAAAGCTAATTTAGAGACTGTTTTAGCTTCTTATGATGGTACTGAGACTTTAACTATAGGAGATAGTGGAAATGATACTACAGTAGTTATAAAAGGTGATTTACAGATAGATGGTACGACTACTACAGTTAACTCTACTGAGGTTACTATAGACGATAAAAACATCGTATTAGCTTCTGGTTCTACTCCAGCTCAAGCTTCTGGAGGAGGTATTACAATAGACGGAGCAAATGCTACTATTACTTATAATAATACTGGTGATAAGTGGGAAATGAACAAAGACCTACATACTAATTTAGTTGGTGATGTAACTGGTGATGTGACTGGTAACTCTTCTACAGCTACTAAACTTGCAGCTACTGTAGATATTAACGGTGTTGCTTTTGATGGTTCATCTGATATTACTATTACAGCTGTAGCTGATGCTGGTACTTTAACTGGTACTGCACTAGCTTCTGGTGTTGTAACGTCATCTTTAACTGAATTTGGTACTATTACTACTGGTAACGTAGATGCTATTCTACCAGATGCAGCTACTAACAGTAAAGGTATTGTAGAAAGAGCTACAGATACTGAAGCAAAAGCTTTATCTGGTTCAGCTGATACTACTAGATATGTAACTCCAGCTCATTTAGTTGCTTATAGATACGCTGAAGATATAGGTTCTGGTACTTCTCATACTTGTACTCACAACTTAGGTACTAAAGATGTACATGTATCTATTTATAAGAAATCTGATGGTTCAGAAGTATTTTGTGATATTTCAAGAACTTCAGCTTCTGTAGTTACTTTAGGATTTGGAGCTTCTGTTTCATCTGGAGCTTATAGAGTAGTTGTATCTAGATAATGGATTATTTAGGTAAAAACGGTAATAAAGGTTTTACGGAGAGTTTAGTCATTCCTTTGAGTGACGAAACCTCCGACCTTACTACTGGTGACGGAGTATATACTTTCTACTTGCCTTATGATTTAACTATAGATAAAATGTATCTAAGTTTAAATTCACAAAGCGTAGGAGCTGATGTAATAGTAGATGTACAGAAAAATGGTAGTACTATGTTTCAGTCTTCTAACAGCTTTAAAGTTGTGCAAGGAAATAACGTATCTACTTCTCAGCCAGATTTTACTAATAATACTTATTTTCCTATAGGTTCTAAAATGTCTTTTAATATAGACCAAATCGGTAGTAGTACAGCTGGTCAAGGATTAAAAGTAATGATACATGCTCATAGAACTACAGATACAGAACTATAATGCAATTCCATAACTCATTCATAACTCATGGAGGAGAAGATTTAATACCTCTAAATTCTACTCATAGTCTTATGTTCGATGGTATTAATGATAGTTTAAACTTATCAGACCCTAGTAAAACCTTTCAATATACTGTATCAGAACTTAATACTCATGGAGTTACTATGAGTTGTTGGATTAAATTTGATGCTATTTCTGGTTCAGAGCCATTATTTTGTGTTGGTAGAAATCATAATAGATATTATGGATATGGATTTCAGATAGGAAATAACTTAAAAGCTCAAATACATAAATATGGATTAAATGGTACAACTTCTGGAGCTGGTTCTAATAATAGATTAACTAGACAAACTACTACAACGTTAACTACTAATACATGGTATATGTTAACTTTTGTAATGGCTGATGCTAGTAGAAGTGACTGGAGAATGTATTTTAATGGAGTACAACAAGGAGCTAGTAATTCTGGAAATACTAATGTAACTTTAACTTATAATAACACTACTAACGTTCTCGTAGGACGTTCTGGGAGGACTTCAGCTGAAAGATATCATTCTGGGAATATAAGTAGCTTCTTTGTTTGGGAAAGTGCCTTAGACAGCAATCAAATAGCTTCTTTATATAATTCTGGAGATGGATTAAATCCTTTATATGATAGTAGTTATACTCAAAATGGAGGATTATCAGCTGTAAATGACTTAAAAGCATGTCTCTTATTAGAGAATAGCTTATTAGACGAAACAAATAATAATCATGATGGTACGGTATCTGGAGCTGTATTTGAGACAGACGTACCTTAATAAAAAAAAATAAAATAAAATGGGAACAGTAACAAGAAATACAAGCTATGAAGTAAGACCTAATATATTAGAGACTTCAGATTTAGCATTAATAAAAAAAGAAGAAGGTGTAATCGTATATAATAAGACTGATAAGAAATTATATACTACAGATGGTACAGAATGGGTAGAATTAGGAGGACTACCTACAGCTACAGAAAATGATGTATTAATAGGTCAAGCTGATGGTACTTATGCTACTCAACAATTAAATGCAGTAATTGGAAATGCTACATTATTAACTCAAGGTTACTACGGTATGTTATCTGGCTTCTATTTTTCTGGTACAGCTACAGAAACTACTATAGATGCTACTCAAATTAATCAATTTGTAGATGTAAATTTAACTACTGATGCTTCTGGACTATTTGATAATAGACCTCTAGGAATGAAAGAAGCTCAAGCTAATGGACATACTGGTACTGGTACTGCAGGAGACCCTATTATATTTGATTTAGAAGGATTAGATATTAGAGGATTTGTAAACTTTAGAGCTTCTATGTCATTTGTACCAGCTGAAGACGAAGGACAGTTAGAAAGTAGATTATTATTTAATAGACATTCTGGTACTACTCCTAATACAGACTTCTCTATTGAAGAAGTATCTTTATCTATGCAAAATGGAGCTGATATTGATTATGTATCAGAACCTATGTTATCATTCTTTATAGGAGATACTATTGATACTAATGGAGTAGGTGATGCTGGTAAATGTAGATTTCAAATAAAAAGTAACGTTGAAGGTACTCTTAAATTAAGAGCTTTAACATGGTATATTAACAAATAAAAAAATAAAAAGAAATGGCGAATATAAAAATATATGGAGATTTAGATAGTGGAAGTATTTTCTTTATTAATTCTACAGTAGACCCTAAAGCATTAGGTACAGTAGTAGCTTCTTTAATTGATTTTAATGGTCAAGATAGAATATTAGTAGAAAGAAACGATAGATTTCAAGAAGACGGAGTAACATTTAGAGTATTATTTAAAAAATTAAATGCTAATAGAGTTTGTAATCAACAAGGAGAAGAGCTAGTATCTCAGTTAGGTTATACAGTACAGCAAGTAGTTGATTATATTAATGGACAATCTCAATTAACTGGAGCAAATGGAGGAGATGGTAACGGAACTGATGTTACTGGAGAAAATATTGACTTTAAATTAGATGCTACAAGTACTTCTATTATGTTAGATAATGGATTTGCTTACGGTGTAAATACAATTAAAGCTATTGCTGATGCTGATGGTACAATTCATATAGTATCTGAATTAGGTGATTTAACGTACTTTACTAAGCTTGACCATACAAACGTATCAATAGACGGAGTTAATGCAGTAGGAGGTCTCTCAGACGTTGTAAACGCTTTAAATGAGCTATTTCAAGTAGGAGCTTTTGAACAAGTTGTAATATCAGACCCTTACGCTACTATGGTAGCTGACGTAGGAGGTGTTGATACTAACATAACTTTAGGAGGAAATGCTATAGACCCTACTGGAAATGATATAGCTGGTTCTACAGCTTCTGGATATAATAATTCTGGTATATTAACTACAGAAACTATAGACCAAGCTGGTGAATATTTTACATTTGATATAAGAGGAGAAGGAACTATAGGATTTGGATTAGTTTGTACTGATGTAAATGATGTAAATGGTTCTACTGTATATGGAGACCCAGCTGCATGGTTAAATGGTATAAATTCTGGTCATTATGGATATCAATTCTCTCACTGGTTTCACCCTACTCCTAATGGTTCATGGACTAACTACGGAGCTAATACTGGATATTCTATGAGAAGTGGCTGGTCTAACTTCCCTAATCAACAAAATTGGTTAGATGGTAACCCTATAAAAATGAGAGTAGGACTAGATACTAATGGATATATTTCTATAGAAAGTTTTGACCCTACTACTTCATTATTTGTACCTCATGCTAGAACTTCATATGTAATAGCTGAAGGTGTATCTTTTAAATTAGGTATTAAATTCGGTGATACTAATGCTAGATTATATTCTACTCCTAAAGTACATTTATTAGAACCTGCAGCTCCTACTATGTATTTTAGATATATAGAAAGTCCAGACGGTGTATATCACTATCCTTTATTCGCTACTGAAGAAGAAGCTAAATATTATGATGAAATCGTAAATAGTGCTACTACTCCTGCAGCTCATACTCATACTTATGTTGATGACCCTACTAATACTACATGGTATATGCCAGAAGCTACTCATGATGCTAATGCATATCAACATACTTCAGCTCCTTCTACTACTACTTTTGATGGAAATGCTGTTACTTATACTGAGATTACATCGTATACTAATGCTGATTTAACTCCTAGTCAATTCTCTTCTTTAGACTTTATGTATGTAGAAGGTACTGTAGTTAACTTACAATTACTACCAGCTGGAGCTACATGGTCTCAATCTGTAAGTATATCTCCTGCAGGTTCTGGATTAGTATATAATACAAATAATGGATTATTACAAGGTACTCTAGCTGATGTATCAGCTGATACTACTTATACTATTACAGTTACTAGAGCTAATTCATATGGTTCTTCTGTAGGTTCTTTTGAGATAGTTGCTACTGATGTACCTCCAGTATCTACTAATGATACTTCATGGGATAAAGCTTTAGATTTTTCTGGTTCTAATGAACATGCTAAACAAGTAGGAACTAATACTAATTATGTACCTATAGCATGTGATGGTCTATCAGCTCTATCTTCAGCTCCTTCTACTTCTGGGAATACAGCTGGAGACTTTTATTCTAGACCTTTTGCTACTACATGTGTATTTAGAGTAGATAGACATAGCTCTAATCAACATATATGGAACTGTGGAGACGGAGCTGGACAGAATGATGATAATATCTATATAAGATTATCAGCTTCTGGAAGACTATACTTCGGCTGGGGTAGAGGTTCAGCTAATAATGAATGTGAACTTTATGATATAGCTTATAATGAGACTTCTAAATGGTTCGGACTATATATAGCTCATAATGGTACTAGATTAAGTGGTTCTAATGCTACAGCTTCTAATTTAGCTAATGCTTTTGATATTAGATTAATGTCTTCTGGTGATAGCTTTGCTTCTTTAGGTTCTAACTTATCTACTTCTACTAACTGGACATCTACTGGTGTTAGAATGGATAGAGCTATAGGAGGTAACATGACAATAGGAGGTCGAGGTTCTAATAGAAATTTTCATGGTAAAGTAGCTTCTTTTGTAACTACAACTTTAAGAATTAATCAAGCTATGCCTACTGAAGCTGAAGCTGAATTAATGATTACAGACCCTACTAAGTGGTTATCTGATTATAAACATAATAACCCATTCAGAGTAGGATATGGACAAAACGAGCAAACTTTTGTTAATGGAGCTACTTATCAGAGTAATTCAGTAACAGCTACTCAAGTTTGGTTAATGGGAGATGGTACTAATGATAGTTATTCTAATATGATTAGAAATCAAGTTATGTCTTTAGACCAAAATTATACTAAATTACAGTTAAATTCTATGGTATCTAATGATATCCAGAATGTAGTTATAAACGGATTAAGCTAATGAGAACTAAAAGAAGATACGTTATATTAAATTCGAATGATATAGAACATGTAAAGTGGTCTCAAGTATGTGAAATGAATGATTATCAATGCAGGTGGTCAAATACAAGAGAGAAAATTCTATTAAGTTATAGAGGTCAAGCTCCATTATTTTTAGCTAAATGTCAAGGATATAGATTTATTGATAAGCTTAGTCTAAGAATTCTGACCTCTACCAGCTTAGGTTGGTGTAATATTGAAGAGGAAATTAATTAAAGAATTATTTGGTCAATTAAAATAATTTTTGTATATTTGCAAACATAAAAATTTAAACTATGAAAAAAGAAAAAGAAATACTACCAGTTTATAATGAAGTAATAAAATGTAGAAGAGGTTGGAAAGTACAATTAATTATAGATGGGAAAGTAAAATTCATGGGCTTATACAAAAGTCAAAAAGCTGCAAATAATAAATTTGAAAAATTAACTAAAGAAAAATAAAATATGAAAAATACAATAGGACATATAAAATTAGAAAGTGATATTTCTCCAAAAGTAATGGAGGTATCTAATAAAGACTGGATAGAATACGGTAACGAAGAATGGAGAAACCTATATCCTCAGTTTTTAATTGATTTATACTATGGAAGTAGTACCCATGCTAGTATTATTAACGCTACAGCTGAGATGGTAGCTGGTCAATCTTTAGAAGTATCTGATACTGAAGACCTTAACAACTTAGTAAAAATTAAGCAATTCTTTGCTAATGCTAATTCTAATGAGACAATGCATGACGTAGTAAAAAAATTAGCTTTTGATTATAAATTACAAGGAGCTTACTGTCTAAATATTGTATATAACAGAAATAAGACAGCTATATCAGAAGTATTTCATGTACCAGTTGAAAGAGTTAGGAGTGGAAAACCAAATGTTATGGGTAGAGTTGAAGAGTACTTTGTAAGTGCTGACTGGTCTGATTTAAGAAATAATGAACCAGTATCTGTACCAGCTTTTAATACTCATGATAGAACTTCTCCAAGTCAATTATTATATGTTAAGTCTTATTCACCTAATTTAGATTTATATGGTACTCCAGATTATTCAGCTGGTTGTAACTGGGCTTTAATTGATAGTAAAATATCTGAATTCCATTTATCTAATATTTCTAATGGTTTTTCTGGTGGTCATTTTATTTCTTTTGCTAATGGAATACCTACTACTCAAGAAAGAAACCAAATAGAAAACAATTTAAAGAAGAAATTTGCTGGTTCTCAGAATGCTGGTAAAATGATATTATCATTCTCAGACGATAAAACTAGAACTCCAGAGATTACTCCTTTGACTAATTCTAATAATCATGAGCAATTTATAGCACTGCAGGAATTAATGGTACAGAACGTATTAACAGCTCATAGAGTTACTTCTCCTATGTTATTTGGTATTAAGTCAGAGAATGGATTTGGTTCTAATGCTAATGAATTAAATGACGCTTTTGAAATATATCTAAATACTGTAATAAAGCCAATGCAAGAAGTAATCTTAAGAAGTATATCAAAAGTATTAGCTGTAAATGGTATGGATTTGCCTTTAGAATTTATACAAAATAAACCAGTATCTTCAAGATTTGATATGGCTACATTAAAAGAAGTAATGACTACTGATGAAATTAGGGAGGAATTAGGACTTGAAGCATTAGGATTAGAAGATACAGTAGAAGACGAAGATAATGCTGATACAGAGCTTAAAAAGGACTGTAAGAACCCTGCATATTGTCAGTATGATAGTGAAGGAGGTTGTGACTGTAAAAAGACAAAAATGTCAGTAAATTTTAGTAGCCAGTTAGATGACTTCCTAGCTAACAACGGTGAAACAATGGAAGGATATCAAATTATTCATGAAGACGATAGTATGGACGAAGGAGAAGATTTTGATTTTGAGAATGAATTAAATAGAAATCATTTAGAATTAGCTAGTACTGGTACAGCTAGACCTAATAGTAAGTCAGAACAAGACGGTACATCTAAACAAAATGATAATATTTACAGAGTAAGATATAGATATGTAGGTAACCCTAATCCAGAGAGAGAATTTTGTCAGAAAATGATTAAAGCAAATAAACTCTTTAGGAAGGAAGATATTTTACAAATGGGTAAACTTCCAGTTAATAAGGGCTGGGGACTAGACGGAGCTGATACTTACTCAATTTGGAAGTACAAGGGAGGTGGAGCATGTAAACATAAATGGAATAGAGTAATTTTGGTAACTGAAAATGGAGAAAAACCATCAAGAAGTGACTTAGTTATTACTACTACAGCTGCAAGAAGTCAAGGATTTAAGACTACTCCAAATGAACAAGAAGTACCAGTAGCTCCTACTGATATGGTTAATAAAGGATTTGTTAATAAATAAAAAATAAAAAGAAATGGCGATAGCATTAATGATAAGCGAAAATAAGCTTAAACAAAGTACAGCAATAAATGGAAACGTAGACCCTAAATTTCTACTTCCTTATGTAAATGTAGCTCAAGAGAAGTATGTACATACTAGATTAGGTTCAGACCTATATAATAAGATAGGAGCTGATATTACAGCTGGTACTTTATCTGGTACTTATAAAACTTTAGTAGACGATTATGTAGCTCCAATGTTGGTACACTGGTCATTCTATGAATGTATACCATTCCTAAGATTTAAGATACAGAACGGAAATATATATTCTAAGACTTCTGAGACTGGAAATCAGTTATCTGAAAGTGAAGCTCAATCATTAAGAGAAGAGGTTAGAAATACAGCTGAATTTTATACTGAAAGATTATTATCTGAATTATGTGAGAACAATATAAAATATCCAGAATATAAGACTAATACTGGTTCTGAAATTAATCCAGATAGAAGCTCAGCATATTTTACTGGTATACATTTAGGTAACGAAGACGGTATAGATTTAGAAAGATTAGGAGGTTATTTATACTAATTCTAAATAGTCAAATATATTAACTAAAATTCTATTATTATATGAAACGAAACTATAAGGTAAAAGAAACTAATTTAATTAAACTAAGAACATTTTTAAACGATGTTAGCAAATATAAGAGAGATAGGAATACATGCAAGTCTAACGACTGCAGTACTATCAATAACAGCAATAGACAGCGTAGAACAAGGTCTTAGTATATTAATGCTAGTAGTATCTATAGCTTATACATTACAAAGAATGTACATGACTATAGAAGAAAAAAGAGAAAAAAGAAAACAAAGAATATTAACCGAAAAAAGAAAACACTATGAAAAAAAGAAAATTAAACTCGAAAAATCCAAAGTACTTAACTAATTCTGAAGAAGCTGTAGTAGAATACAGAAGAGAATTAATCAAAGAAGTAGAGAAGACTGACTATAAAGGTCGTAAATCTACAATTAAGATTTCAGCATTATTTCTAAAATAAATATAAAAACATTTGGTCAAGTCAAAAAGTTTTCGTATATTTGCAGTTATTAACTAAAAAAAATATATATGCAAGGATTTGAAAATATAGAAAAACCAAAAGCTAACTTCATATTAGAAAGAGAAGTATTTACAGAGAATAGCACTATAGGTAGTTTATATCTTAATGGAGCTAAACTCTGTGATACTTTAGAGCTACCATATAAAAACAATAGAAGAGATGTATCAGCAATTCCATGTGGATTATACGACTTATGTATACGTTCTGGAGCTGATAGTACTAAATATAAATATGTACACTTACAAGTCTTAGAAGTACCTAATAGAAGCTTTATACTGTTTCATATAGGTAACACTGCAAAAGACACTAAAGGTTGTATATTAACTGGAATGAGTAGGAAAGACGATATGATATTAGGTTCTAAGAAAGCTCATACATTATTAATGCAAGTTATCTTAGAAAACATGAACCATAGCAATATGGAAATATTAATTAAAAACAGATTATAATATGAGTATATGGAATAAATTATTCTCAGCTGGAGCTTCTGAATTAGTAGAAAACGTAGGAAATGTATTAGATGACGTTATAACTTCTAAAGAAGAAAAACTCGCAGCCGAATTAAAAATAAAAGAATTAGTAGCTAGATACGAAGCTGATATAGAAAGAAATGTCACTGATAGATGGACTTCAGATATGGCTTCTGATAGTAAACTAAGTAAAAACGTAAGACCTATGATGCTAATATTCTTAATAGTATCAACTGTATTAATGATGTTTATTGATGCTGGTAGCTTACAGTTTAACGTACCTCAGCAATATGTTGACTTATTACAGATAGTATTAATTACAACTATAGGAGCATACTTCGGAGGACGTACAATAGAAAAAAGGAATAACAATAATAACTAAAAACAATTACAACTATGAAAAAAGAACCATCAATTAGAATGAGATTAAAACCATCTGAAGCTGCAAAAGTAGTAAAGATGAGAAATAAAAATAATAGAAATATCCTAGTAATAGGAGACTTACATGAACCATTTTGTCTAGATAGTTACTTAGACCACTGTATAGCTATGTATAAAGAGCATAACTGTAGTCAAGTAATATTCATAGGAGACGTCATCGACAATCATTTTTCATCATATCATGAGACAGATGCGAATGGACTAGGTGGAGGAGATGAATTAGAATTAGCTATTAAACGTATAGCTAGATGGGTAAAAGCGTTCCCAGTGGCTGATGTATGCATAGGAAACCATGACCGTATTATATCAAGGAAAGCCCAGTCTGGACATATTCCTAAGCAATGGATAAGAACATACTCAGAAGTATTAGAAGCTCCTAACTGGACATTTGGTGAAAGATTTGTATATGA